TGTCGCTCTTGGCTCGCTTAAGCGCCCAACCGCATTGCCTGGAGCAGCAAGTCGTTCGGTCGCTTCGTTTTGGAAAGAACTGATTACCGCACTGGACGCAGGTATGCAGCGTCCGGCAAATAGCGTCAGCCATCTTCGATCTCCTGAGGATCGTTCGTGGTCAGGGCCGGATCGCTGTTACCAGCAGCGGTTCGGCCCGCTTTTAGTCATATCCAAGACCCTGCTCTTGGGCCTGCTTCAGCTTATTGTGACAGGGGTCTGCGCACAACGTCCAAAGGTTAGAGCGGTCGAAGAACCGTTCCCGAGACCCGCGGTGTGGCTGCCTATGGTCGCAAACAAGCCTGCTCGTATCGCCTTCGATCCTGCCACACATTTGGCAGGTGAAGAGATCGCGGGCCAAGATTTCCAATCGAAGACGGCGCCACTCTCGTGTGTCGTAAAACTCGCGGCCGACCTGCTGGCGGACTGCTGCGCCTGTACTGTCGACCGGGCCGATGCGTCGAGGCTGTGCCTTGAGCCTGTCCGGTAGCGCCTTGAGCCGTCCCATGATCTGGGCCTATCGTGCCAGCCTATGAGCTACGAGGAAGACGGCGGAAGCACTGATCGAGGGGCTTCCTCGTCTGTTGTGAGAGGCTTTGGGGCCGGGTTTGGCGGGTGCCTTGGGGTGCTGGTTGCGATCGTGCTGATCGGGGTTGTCGGACTGTACGGGTGTAGGGCTAGCTTTGAGGCTGCGCGAGAGCGTGCCAATGCGGCTAGGACGGCACCTTAAACGCCGAGCGGCCCGCGCCATTTGGCCGAGCCGCAATTCTCAGAAGTACCGGATTGGGGTGGCAATATCGTCCGATGCGTCCCGCGTGTCAACTAGGCATCGGGCGGCCACGGCTCGGCCTTGGGCGCTCTCTCTCGGCGCTTCTTCAGTTTGCGCACCAAGCCCTCATAGAACTCGATATAGCGGTCGATTTCATCCTGTCTCGTGTATTGAGTAAATTCACTTAGTACGAGGCGTTCCACATCAAAAAGGACGCGGCTGTATCCAGAAGGAAATCCGCCGCCGAAAACATCATCCCATGCCGGGATGATCTTCCCGTCTTCTGTAATAATTGACGCGTTTATTGCACGAGAGAGAACTTCAGCAACTACAGCAACCGTCTCTGAATGGTCTTGTTTGAATTTTCGGCACACGATGTCTGATAGCGACTCAGCCAGTTCGTCGATTGCAGCCGACATATCGAGCGGAGTATCGGTAATCCCCCAGTGTTCGGCGTCCTCCTTGGTGATCGGAGGTATGCCTGTTTTAAGTCGCCGGGGCCTAGTCTTCACGCCGCCATCTCCCATTCCACCGGCACGCGGGCGAGGTTGAGCCCCTCCACGATCGCCGAAACGCCCTCGTCCTTCAGCCGGTAGCACTGGCTTTTGCCAATTTCGGCCGTCCAGAGCCGCCTGAGCCGGTCGTTCACCGCGGCCTTAAAGCCGTGCTTCCGGTTCGTCTTGAACACCACGTAGCAGACCACCGCCACCCTGCGGCGTTCGTCGGATATGTACTGCGCTGGCCACCTCGCCGCCATGTGGGCTCGCCCTATCGCGTCCAGAGCGGGCGGGATGCGGTCTGAGCCGGTGAGGATGGGCTTGATCAGGAGCCCGGTCTTCGGGTCGTAATGGCCTTCCTGGTGATAGTGAGCCCAGCGATCGCGCTCGAACTCAAGGACCTCGTTGAGCCCGTAGTAGGACGATGCCGGGGGAACGTCGGTCGCGCGAGACGGCACCCGCACGCCGGGGCGCCGGACCGTGGCGTTGATGACGCGCTGGGCTTCGATCAGGCGATGCTCGACGGCGGCCTTTGTCCAGGTCATGCGGTCACGTCCTGTCCTTTAGGGAGCGGATTCGGGCGGCAGATTCCTCCGCGCCTACCTGAGCGCCCTGCCAAAAATCATAGTTTGTTGACTCGGCCGATTTGTTGCCTGCTGCCTCGTGAAATAGCCCATCGCATGCCTTCGCGGCCTCTTCGAGCGTTTCGGAGCGGACATCGGAGCGCTTGGCCCAGCCGGCGGCGAGGATGGCGTTGGCGAGCTCAAGCGCGTCCGCTCGGACCTGCTCGCCCTCAGGCCGACCGTCGAAATATCCCGGCGCGATCACCCTCGCGAGTTCGGCCTCCTCCTCTGTCGGGGTCATGGGGCGGGCTCCGGAAATGCGCCAAGGTAAACGAACCAATCCGGTGGCACACACCCAATGATATCGAGCGCCCTCGCCTTTGCTTCTTCCTGCGTCGGAAATGGGCAATGGGATACGTACTCGTCGCCCGGCGCCATCGCTGCCAAGCGCGCATCGCAATGGGAACAGCGGCCAGGACGGGTCGATACTCTCGACAGCATCCGATAACGCCACCTCTTCGGCGGCTCCTCGGCCTTCTCGGTCTCAGGCTGGCGGGTGAGGGCGGGGGCGTCAGTCATGGGGCGCGGTCTCCAATGGAGAGGAGTGCTCCGAGGAAGATCAGCGCACCAATCGCACCGACGATAAGCGCCGAAGCGAGGCGAGCGCCGTCCGGCCAATCCCGGACACCGAAGGACCCACAGCCAAACCCGAAGGTCAGCCATACGACAACAGCCGCCGCTCCGGTCACCGCCGAGACAATTACCAAGAACTCTATTGCGTCCCTCATCTCGTTCCTCCGTCAGGCGGCGCGGGCGGGCTGCCTTGCCCGTTCCGCGGCTCGCCAAATTCCGTTTTTCACCTCGAAGCGCCCTTCTACTGAGACAGTTCTGATAAGCTCTTGCTGGCTGGTGAGAGCCTGAGCGAAGGCATAGGACGACCAGCCCCGCCGGAATGGCGAGGTTGGTCCCCATGCCTCAGCGATCTTGCTGGCCGGAGCCGAGCCGTCGCATTGGCCGACCTGGTGGAGTGACTATCCCCAGATCGTCGAGAGCTACTTGCGACACCATCGTCACTGTGCCGGGGACCGCGCTTCTCTCTTTCGGACTGCGCTTCGCCTGTGGTCCCGCCCCGTGGTAGGCATTTCGTGGTTGGCGCCACTGTCATGTCATCCGTCCGCCAACCTCCGCCGTTCATCCAAGCGCCTCCCTTAGATGCAGCGCGACGGCTCTGAGGCCCTCGCTCTGATGCATGTCGTTGAAGTCGCCGAGCACGCGCGGCATCGTCCACGGGCGGCCTGACTTGAGCGCGTAGTACTCGCCGGCGCCGAGGCCCCCGAGCGTCTCGACGGGCTTATCGTGGTCTGCTGCTATGCGCCCGCCGGCAGTCTCGGCTACCTGAGCGACATTGGATGCGGAGAAGGCGCTTAGAACCGTCACAGACGCGCCCAGAAGCCTCAGGGCGGCCCGGACGCTCAGAGCCGTCGCGATGCCCTCACAAATCCACGTGTCGCGTCCTGTGGCGATCCTGTGCGATGCACCGGACATCACGCCGCGAAGGATGTTCTTCTTTTCGCCGTCGGGCGTGATGAACTGGACCGTGGTGATGCGCTTGCCGAGGCGGCCGGGCACGATCAACAGCGGTCCATCGCATTCGGGCGTCGCCTTCGCCAGCATCTCGCCGAGATAGCTGCGCGGGTAGAAATAGCGAGGGTTGTCGCAGACGAGCCCCAACTCCTTCGGGAAGCCCTTGCGCGCGAGATACGGGTGCACGTCCTGCCGGCATCCGCGCACGATCGCAGCGCAGATGTCCTCGACCTCTTGACGTTCGGCCTCGCGCTCGGCTTCCCGTTTCCGGCGCTTTGCTTCGGCCTTTGGGTCGGCCTTATGATCCGTAGCGCCGTCGATCCTGAAGCGCATGTTCTGCGCCGTCTGATGATTCCAAACGATGCCGCCACGTTGATCGTCGAACACCAGGACGACCGCATCGTTCTTACCGTTCTTTCCCAGCGTGTCGGTGCGAACCATGCGGCCTGGCGTGACGTGCGTGCGCGGCGGCTGAACGCCGATCTTCGCGCAGGCTTCGTGGAGTGCGGCGGTAAGGCTCATGCGGCCTTCCTCGCTTCAGCCGCTGTCTTGCGGAACCGCTTCACCTCCCGTTCGACCAGGGCATACGCGTTCTGATCGGTGACAAGCGGGATCGGCATGTCGCGCCAGCCGAAGGGAAGTTTCGCGCCTGGATAAACGCCAGACCACACACCAGCCGCCCAGCGTCTTGCGACGTAATCGCCCTTGCGGGTGGAAACCGAGCAATACTGAAGCGCCGCCTCCCACACCATGCGAGGATTTTTTAGGCAATCGGCCCGCAGACCGTCTCGCGCTTTTAGCCCCAGCGCAGCAGAGTCGAACTCGCGCAGCTCGCCTTCTACGGCGTGAATGTTGGACCGCGCCGGCCGCTCCCATCCGCACGCCATGCATGTGTTGCCGCGCAGAGCCCCAGAACATTCAGGACAGACGACCTTCTCACGCGTCTTTTGATCGCGCTCACGGGCCACGCTGTCGCGCTTCTCGGACTTGTCTAGTTCCCCGGCGCCGTTCTCCCACACATCGTACATGTCGAGGGCGAAGCGTTCGATGTTGCCGGAGTGATCCAACCAGAGCGCCGTCTTTGCCTCTCCTGGGATCGGCCGCATGACCCGGCCAATCTCCTGCATGTGGCTTGAAAGGCTCTTGCGGTACGGCTTGCACGATACGCCGATCCTCACATCGGGAACGTCGAAGCCCTTGGTCAGCACGCCGCACGAAACAAGCCCGTCAATGAGACTGTCCGGCTTTCTGAACTCGTCGATCTTCGCCAGGCGCTCCTCGTCGTTCTTGTCGAGGTAACTCACCTGCTGAAAATTGAACCCGGCCGCCGAAAAGGCGGCGCATAGCTCGCGTCCATGATCGACCGTCGGGCTGAACACGATGGTTTTGACCGGCCCGCCGAAATGCTGACGGCTCTTGGCGATCCATTCCTGCACCACGTCGCCCACAATCTTGATCCCGGCCGATGCAGCGCTTTCGTCGGTGAACTCGCCGAAGTGGTTGCGGATCAGGTCCGCGTCGTCCGGGCTCTTGGCGACATAGATCTTCGGCTCGATCAGAAACCCCTCGTCGATCAGCCGGCGCGTCGGGATGACGTTCACCATCGCATCCCAATGCTTGCCCATCCCAGCGGTGAACGGCGTCGCGGTCAGTCCGATCTTCACCGCGTCAGGGTAGCGACCCATGAACTCCAGCGTCGCCTTGTATTGGCAGTGCGCTTCATCGACGACGATCAGATCGGGATCGCGCGGCAGATAGCGCCTGGCCAGTGTCTGCGCCGAACAAACCTGGATGTTCTCGCGAGGCGCGAAGCGGTTATGGATGCCTTGGACGACGCCGTGCGGGATGCCGTACTCGTCGAACACCGCACTTGTTTGTTCGACCAGGGCGACGCGATCCACAATGAACAGCGCGTAGCTCCCCTTGCGGTGCGCTTCCTTCAGCAGATGCGCCGCCGTCAGGGTTTTGCCGGCGCCGGTACCAGCGCACAGAATTTGACGCTTCTTGCCGATGCGGATGTTCTGCCGCAGCCCTTCGATCGCGCCAGACTGATAGTCGCGGAGCTGGATTTCCTTCGGCTCGCGGAAGTTCAGCATGAAAGCCCCGCATAGGCAGCGCGTTCGGCATCTGATCGCGAGAGCCCGCCATCGAACTCCATGATCGCGGCGCGCTCCTCCCACACATCGAGGCTCGGCCATACTTCAGCGCACACATCACGCCAGCGTGCCTTCACCCACGCGATCGCGTCTGCGCTCATGCGCCCGCGTTTCAGCGAGAACCGCCATTCGTCGCGGATCACATCGCCGCCGTTCGCCTGAATGCGGGCCAGAACGCTCATGCGGCGGCGTCCATCCCGACTGGCATTTCTTCCAGTTCTTTGACACGGGCCTCGACCTTCTTAAGCCGGTGCTCCATGCGTTTCGCCGCGCTCATGGCTTCGTCGCGCGCATGTTTGGCGGCGCGCAGTTGCTTCTGAAGGCTGCTGATGACGGCGCCTTGATCTGTTGCTGTCGCCTCGTTCAGCTCGGCCTTCAGAACGTCACGCTCGGCCTGGAGCGTCGCGGCTTTTGCCTTCGCATCCTTCAGGTCGGCGCGGAGGCCAATGATCTCGTCGACCATGGCTTCCGTATTCATGCGGGCGACCTTACGGCGCTCGGGATCAATTGGTTCGGGCTTCGGCGCCTCAGGCTCTTGCGCGACGCGTTCACGCTTCACGGCGGCAACGGACTTGCCAGAAGCCACAGCCGCCTTCAGTTCATCGTCGCGGTCTACTTCTTCGGCAAACTTGCCGGCGCGCTTGACCGTCGCTTCCGACACACCATGCTCTTTGGCTAGCTTTACGGCGCGGTTTTCCGGGGTTTCCAAGCAAGTGTCATTTTGATCTTTGCTTGCGCCGCCGCCGATGGCACCGGCCTCGGCTCTTGTCATCTTGAGCCTGTTGTACCGGCGCCCCAGCAATAGCTTCCGGGCATCCGGCGTCAGGTTGCGCCGCCCGAGCTGGTGCGCGTCCATCCAGTCAAGCGCTTCTTCCCGGTCGAAGAAGAACTTCTGCGCAACACGGAAGGGCAGCCCCAGCCGCGTGCAGATTTCATAGCGGTTGTGCCCATCGATAAGGATTTCGCCCCACACGATAAGCGGATCGCGACACCCATCCTGAACGAGGTTGGCCTCAAGCTGCTGGTACTCCTCCGTTGAGAGCGGCGGAATGTATGAATGAAACTCGGGGTCGATCTTGATGACGGTCACGCAGCCCTCATTGTCGGACGTGTGGAAATGGCGCGGACGATGCTTTCAAGGTCCGGCATCGAACGGGCGATGCAGACGCGCGCCCCTGCCCGCTCTAGATCTCCATGAACGGCTTTCTGATGCGGCTCGACGACTCCGCGCACGCTCTTGAGTTCGATCAGCCAAGCTTCGCCGAACACAACACAGAGAATGTCCGGCGTGCCGCGTACATAACCGGGGGACCGAGTGACGCGGCGATCGCCACCAGGAATGGTCCCGACCCAGCCGCCATGGCGCGCGACAGCCGAGCGCAGATACTGGATTGCGCGGCCATGGAAGGACGATTCCCGTTCTTCCGTCATTCCGGCACCTCGACATGATCGCGGGTTTCGTTGAGGTTCAGCGTGCCGAGCAGGGGGACCTTGACCGGCCCGCCCTCAACAGTTGTTGGCGAGCGCCGCGCAGTCAGATCGTCCATCATCGCAATCAGCAGATCGCGCGCCAGCAAGCCCGCATAGGCGAACGGCAAGAGGAAATTGACGGTGCCGAGCGTCATGATGACGCCGACACCTTCCATGGTTTCGACCTTGAACTTGGTCGTTGGGGTCATCGTCCTGCCCTCGATATGTCCCGGTGCAGGTCGCGCTGCACGTCGTGCTCCCAAAAGTCCGGTTCTTGCGCCCGGCGTGCGTAGTGCTCGACGACACGGGCAACCTCAGGGTCAGCGAACATCAGCCGGAACAGCGTTTGATAGGATGGCTTCCGCTCCCCATCGCGCAGCTTGCGCACGCCTTCGTCCGTGATGCCGATCTGATAGCCGACTTCCTTAGGCGCCCGCTTTCCGGCGGCCCGTTGGATGGTGACGGCGGCTTGATCCGCTGCGTCGTCAGCGATGGCGAGCGCGCGATTCACGCGGCGGTCCCCCATGTGTTGTTGCGATTTGCGCGGCGACTGTCGCATCCGGTCTCTCCATGCTGGTTGGCATGGCGACGGACAACGACAGGAGTGACGACACAGGATTGGTCCCGATCCGCGTTGCAGCGCGGAAGGTGACGAGACAACTGCTTAGACGAATGCTTCAAAAAGGCGCGGGAGCTTGTGAGGCCCCCGCGCAGGTGACCCGCCATGAGAGGGAGGAGAGCCGCGAGACGCGGCAGCGGGGTTCCAAATGAGGCCGTCACCGAACAGCCTCCGCAAGCGCAGCATCGCG